ACAACGCCAGTAGCGCACAGACCTCTAGGACCAGCAGGCCAACATTTCTGGCAACGAGTCTGGTCGGTTGGCTTCACGTGGATAAGCCCACAGATGGACATCGAAATTCTGCAGATGGTTTGCGAACTGATCGATGAAAGAACAGCGCTACGAATGAAAGTTCTTGTGGACCAGGACTGGCGTGACCGTTCAGGACTTCGAGCATTGGACGCGCAAGTATTAGATTGTTTATCCCTGCTCGGTTTCACACCCGTCGATCGAGCACGTCTCGGATTTGTGGAGGTGAAAATACAAAATGAACTCGAAGCATTCAGAGAACGAAAAGCCACAAGGCAAACCAACGTGGTCGACGTCGAAGATTTACCAAACTAACGACGGACAGAACGTCTCAGATTTTGCCGAAACATTCCTCCACGTTTCCAAAGGCATCCGCGCAGGCGAACCGCTCTACCTAACAGACTGGCAACGCGAACTACTCGAAGCGCTATATGAACGCAGACCAGATGGACTGCTCCGATACCGGCGAAGTTTGATCGGCCTCGCTAGGAAGAACGGCAAGTCCCTACTTGGCTCCTTGATAGCGCTCTATGCATTATTCGAAGGCGAGAGCGGCGCAGAAGTTTATAGCGCAGCAGGCGACAGACAACAAGCACGCGTCGTGTTCAACGAAGCGAAGACACAAATAACACGATCGCAAGCCTTGAGTGGCATCTGCAAGGTTTACCGCGACGCGATAGAGATACCATCAACGGGCGCCATTTACCGCGTGCTTTCGAGTGACGCCGCCCTTCAACAAGGACTGAACCCCAGCGCCGTGATTTTCGACGAGCTGCACGTGCAGAAAGACTCGGAACTTTTCGACGCTTTGACATTGGGCTCAGGCGCACGCAAAGACCCACAGATCGTGGCCATCACCACAGCCGGCTACGACTTCGACACGATATGCGGCAGACTTTACAATTACGGCAAGCGCGTCATTTCAGGCGACCAGGAAGATGAACGCTTCGGCTTCTTTTGGTGGGAAGCGCCAGAAGGAGCAGCCGTCCACGATCGCGAAGCCTGGGCATTAGCAAATCCCAACCTCGCAGAAGGCCTGCTCGACATTGAAGACATGGAAGTCTCGATGAACCAAACAGCAGAAATACCCTTCAGGCGATACCGGCTGAACCAGTGGGTAAGAACAGACGGCGACTCAAGCTGGCTACCAGCAGGCGCATGGCAACAATGCGCATCAGAGATGCAGCTTGACTTCGACACGCCAACCTTTGTAGGCATTGACATGGCGCTGAAGCACGACTCGATCGCCGTCGTCACTTGCCAGGCAAAGGAAGGAAGGCTGGTAGTTCGCGCCAAAATTTGGAGGCCAGATGGAAACATGATGGACATCGCCACAGTTGAGCAATACCTAAAAACCCTGCATAGGACTTACCACGTGCGCGAATTCGCATATGACCCCGCCTTCTTTCAGAGAAGCGCAGAGGCACTCGCAGACGACGGACTGCCGATGGTGGAATTCCCTCAAAGCCCACAACGAATGGTCCCAGCGATAGGAACCATGTACGAAGCGATTGTGAACAGGCAACTAGCGCACGACGGCGATCCGATGTTCACCGATCAAATTCTTTCAGCAGTGCCACGCCAAACAGATGGAGGACTTCGACTAAGCAAAGGCAAGTCAAAACGAAAAATAGATGCCGCGATAGCATGCGCACTCGCAGTAGATCGAGCAACACGAAAACCACCAGAAGAACCAGTCCCTGGTTTCTTTGTAGTCTAGGAGGACCATGATTTTATTGTTTGAAATTTTAGGAACGCTGGCAGTCGTGGCTGGACTATTCTTAATATCAATACCAACAGGCCTGATTAGCGTCGGGCTCGCAATTCTGTTATTTACGTTCGCCATTGAACGAGGACAGAGGAAGGCTAAGTAATGCTCTCACGACTGTTCAACGGCGACACAGAAAAACGGGCGATCTCATATCAGACCCTTTTCGCATTGGGCGACGGCTTCGCCGTTTCGACAAACGCCGGCACAGTTATTACACAACAAGACTCGCTAAAAATAGAAGCCGTTTATTCGTGCGTGCGCATCATCGCAGACAGCATCTCCACACTTCCAGTCGACACATTTCTACGATACAACGGAACACGCCAACCACTACGACCACGACCACAATGGCTAGACACGCCAGAGTCGGGAGTGAGCAGAATAGAACACTTCCAACAGGTGCTCGTTTCTTTGATGTTGAACGGTAACTCATTTACAAGAATTCTGCGAGATGACCAGGGCATCGCCGCACTGATCGTCTTGAACCCAGAAAAAGTCCAGTGCAGCAGAGACCAAATAACACGCCGCCCTATTTACGTTTACGACAACCGCGACGTCATCCAAGCAGCAGACATGATCCACATCACAGAGATGCGGCTACCAGGCGACATGCGCGGCAGATCACGCATTGACCTCATCAAAGAAAACCTGGGGCTCGCACGCGCACTCGAAGAATTCGCAGCACGTTTCTTCGGACAAGGCTCAAGCGCATCAGGAATAATCGAATTCCCTGGCAACCTTTCACGCGAACAAGCCAAAGACCTAGTCGACGGCTTCGAAGAAGGCCATCGCGGACTGCGCCGCTCGCACAGACCAGGAATCCTATTCGGAGGCGCACGCTTCACCAAAACAACAGTCGACAACGACAGCGCACAATTCCTAGAGTCCCGAAAATTCGCCGTAGAGGAAATAGCCCGCATCTTCCGAGTGCCACCATCAATGCTTGGAGTAACAACGCCAGGCGCGATGAGCTACGCCAGCGTTGAAATGAACTCGATCCATTTCGTCCAGCACACCCTACGCCCATACCTAGAAAAAATTGAGGAAGGATACAGCCGCCTCCTCGACGGGCGGGCCTTCATGAAATTCAACGTGGACGGATTGCTTCGAGGAGACCAGGCATCGCGATACACGGCGTTCAGCACAGGCATCCAGTCGGGCTTTCTTTCGATCAACGACATCCACAGGCTCGAAGACATGCCGCCAGTTGAAGGCGGCGACGCATACCGCGTGCCACTTGCCAACGTGGACATCAACGCAGCCAACCTCGCAGAGATAGACCGCAAGTCGATCATTGCCCAACGCCTCATCCTTTCAGGCTTTGACCCAGAAGCCGTCCTCGCATCGCTAGGACTTCCAGCCGTCGCTCACACAGGCGTCCCATCATCAAGCCTGCAACCGTTGGCGAGCGTAAACCCAATCAACCCGCAAGCCGCATACGACGTGAAGTCGCAAGACATGAACATCACGATGCCAGAGATGGTTCTGAACTACACGCCACCACCCGTCAACATTCCGGCACCAATCATCAACGTGCCAGAAACAGTCGTTCGAATAAACATCCCAGAACAACGACCAACAATAAGAACCGTTGAACGCGACAGCAACGGACGCATCGTCAACATCATCGAAAAGGTAGAAGAATAATGGCAACAGGGATAAGCAACTACCTCGCCAACAAATGGCTCGACGCATTAGGCAACGCAACAGCATTCTCAGTAACAACCGCCTACATCAAACTCCACGTGGGCGACCCAGGCTCAGCAGCAACATCAAACGCCGCAACAGAAACGACACGCAAAAGTGCGTCCTTCACAGCAGCAGCAACAGGAAACATCGCATCAGACGCAGACATCTCATGGACCAACATCGCCGGCTCAGAAGACGCGACACACTTCAGCGCATGGGACAACTTGACTGCGGGTAACTTTCTATTTTCAGGGACGATCACTGGCAACCCGTACACAGCAGGCGACACATACACGATCGCATCAGGCGCCCTCAACGTTTCACTAACCATCGCAAGTTAGGAAACCAATGGCCGTCCAACGGTTCGTCCTCGGAACAAGCACCCTCGACGACGCAACGACAGGACTAGCAGGAGGAAACTCCCCAGCGTTCGCCCTCGACACGAGCACACTCGACAGCACAGCCAAACTCGACGGCATCACTTACCTGACCCTTGCCACAGCAACCGCCACATTTGGAACAGGCCAGGCCACAGCAAGCAGCCAAACAACGAAACAAGCCACAGCAACCGCACAGCTCGGAACAGGCCAAGCCACAGCCAACAGCACCACCATCAACCCAGTCGCAGCCACAGCCCAACTAGGCGCTACAACAGCAACAGCAAACACGACAACCAGCACAAACGCCTCAGCAACCGCCAACCTCGGACTCATCCAGGCAACAGCAACCAGCCAAACCCGAATCGTTCCCAACGCAACCGCCAACTTAGGAAC